GAATAATAAGCATTGCGCTCTTCGACCATTTCAGCTGGAGCTTTGCATAACATCAGACCGCCGATTACTACGTTTTCTTTGAACCGTTCTTGTTCAATAGAAACCATAACAATCTCAGGGTGGTCTTTAGCCAGACACGGCTCCCAACCTTCTCTTAGTTTTGAGGACACGTTAGTAGAATCGGTCTGTCCTTGAGTACTCACACGTACCCAATGAAATTCGTAGCCAGCTTCAGGAGTAGGAGACGGTAACGTCTCGGGGCGCGTCCACGCTTTTCTACGTACTTTTTTCTCACGAACTTCAAGCTCGCGGTCTAGGCGATTCTCAGCCATTGTTATTCCTCATATCTAGTGCAACCTGTTTGGCGTATTGTTGTGGGGTCAACCCTAACCGTTTAGCGAGTTGGACTTGAGTTCTAGTCAAAGTCACTTTGTTCGGTGCTGTACTCCGCGTTGCGGGAGCCACCACTGATGTTTTTCGCTTCGGTTCAGCATCCTCGAAACTATCGGGGAATACTTGACGCATACGAGCATCTATCGTCTCGTAGTACTCATCGCTTTGCGGGTCTACGCCCTGTTTGACAAGTTTATTATGCAACCCCAACGCTAAACTCGTCATCTCATCGTCTGGTCCGAACCACGAGTTGGCTTTTTGCCATTCCGCAGCCCGATCATCAACTTTCGGTGTTGGAGCGGGTTCTTTTGCAACCTCTACAGGAGTTTCTTCGACCTGTAAAGCGGGTACTTTAAAGTTTGCTAGCTTATCAGCCTTTAACTTAGCAGCCGTTAGCTTTTCTTGTGCTTCTAGCACAGCATCAGAATCACCAGACTCATAAGCCGCCTTGTACTCACGTTTGGCTGTCTCTGTTTCTGAAGCTGAATTTTTCTTAGCCTGTTCAAGTAACGCAGTCTGATTTTTATTAACGTTACCTTTTAGCTTTTTGTTTTCTTCCATGAGTTGTTGCGTGACGCGCTCAAGCTCTTGGCTTTGCCTGAAGGCTTCTTCTTTGGCACGGCGCTCGTCATGGTATCCTTTGCTGAAGTGCTGGATTCGCTTTCGGACTTTCTCCGAGTAGTCTTCCAACTCTTCGTCAGTAACGTCTTCAGGGGGTTCCGACGCTTTACGATTGCGATCCTTCTTCGGAGTGTCGTCAACCACCTCAATTTCAAGTTCGTCTTCCACAGGGTCAGCTTTACGTTCAGGCTTATCCTTAACTCGTGCATCCTCCACAAAATCGTCTTTAGTTTTCTTACCGGATACGTCGATTTCAACTGCGCTCGTTTCTTCAATATCGACAACGGTTGACTCCTCATCTGGGAACTCAAATTCTACTTTTTGAAAAGCCATGATTACGCCCTCTGAATACCCGTGGGATCATCCACAACAGCTTCTATTGAATCGTCATTCATAAGACGATACTCTACCCCTGCAATAGTAAATCTAGTGCCTGAGTTCATGCGGAACATTACATAGTCCCCTTCCTTACACCACGGCCCTTCGGGGAAGCGTTCTTTATCTGCGTACGCGCCGGACCCCATATCTACAACAAGGCCGATAATAGACATTACATGATCTTGTTGTTTGGCTTTTTCTGTTTTGAGGATGTTTGTACCCTCAAACTTATCTTCGGGCTGTGGCAGTGCTACTAACACACGATACCCTACAGGTTTTGGTAGCTGTAGCTCTAATTCAGCATCAGCAAGGCGTTCCATCTCCTGCTCCCGCTCCAGTTCTTCAAGCTGTAGTGTCTTAGTTATCCCCATTATCATCATCCATATAATTACGCGAGAGGTCTTCAACATACGATTTGCTGGCTTCGAGACCCCGAATTAAGCCAACAACTTCCCTATAATGTGCGTAGTCCTTAGAAGAACCTGCGCATAGGAAACTCTGTGCAGAGGATAAGTCACCCTCGATTTTCTCTTTCAGCACGTCAAAGACGGTTTTTGCCATGTTTAGTTATTATCTCCTTTGGACCGTTGCTGTTGCATCATCCGTGCGGCCTCAATACTTATCTTGTTACGCTCTGCACGGCCTGCTTGCTCTAACTTCACACCTTTTTCTTCTGCCTCAATCGCAAGTGCAGCTTGGTCAAGTTTTACTCTTTCAGTATCAAGCATGGCAGATGTAGCATCTTTGGCCTGTTGTAACTTAAACTTGTCTTGCTGTAGTTTTGCATCAACCTGTTGCTGCGCGGCTTTGCGTTGTTCTTCAGCTTGTTTAATCTGCAACTCAGCCTGTTTCATCTGTATGATTGGGTCTTTGGCCTGTTGTTGCGCCTTCTGCTGTGCTGCCTGTTGTTGGTGTGCCTGTGTAAGTTGTTTACCTGCGTCAGCGACAAGTCTGGAAAGCTCCACTTCAATCGCTTCTGGTAGTTCCTCGTTAGGTGCAGGCAACGGTACTCCCAACTTCTGTTCAATCTGTTTACGATAGGAAAACCCTAGATGCTCCGCTACATGTGCTTGCAATGCAGCCATGATTTGTTTTGCCTGCGGGTTCTGCCCTATCATCTGCGCAAGCATGGGGTCTTGCATAAACGCGGTGTGGGTGGCGATATGTGCTTCATGGTCTTGGTAGATAAATGCCTTCATGGGTTTGCCAATAAGTGCGGCCATGTTCTCGCTCACAGGGTCTGTAGGCTTGGCATCGTCTTTAGTTGGCACAAGTTTGTCTGCGTTCTTTACCCCTAACACTTCAATCATCTGACGATGTAGCTGCGGTAGGTCATATATCTGCGGTGCTTTCTCAGACATCTGCAATACAGTCTGATACTGCACTACGCGTTGTGCCATTGTAGAGCTGTTAGGGTCGCTTACAGGGATGACATCTACCATTAGGTAGTCGCCCCGCTTGGCTGTAACCTCGCCTCTGTGCGGCTGGTACGCGTACTCTGTGGGTGCATACTCGGCCATGATGGCCTTGAGGAGCTTAAACTCCTGCTTCATAGAGAAATGCACCCGAGACTGAACTGCGGCCATAGGCTTGAGTGTACGCTCTAGGAGGGCCAGTGTAGTGCCTACAGGAGCGTTAGCCGACATGTCTGAGATGTCCATGTCACTAATCGCACCCAGCCTACGTCCTTCAGTCGTTATAGTATTAAGAAGGGCCAACAGTGTTTGGCTAGGTTCTTTGTAAGGCAACGGCATTATATTGTCGCGGATGCTACCCGATGGCACGTCTACGTCTTTAAACTCTCCGGGTTCAATCGGTGAATCGTCTCCCTTGATACGAAGCCCACGCGATTTCAAGCCGCCGGGGAGGTTCGACAGTGTTCCCGCGTCAACCAGTTGCCGTATCAAGGAAGTTCCAGCACGGGCGTATCCACCAATAATGTGAATCAATCCAAGGCCATAAAAGCCAAATCCCGGCACATAAGCATAATGTACGAAGTGCTGACGTTTGAGAGTCAGAGGATCACCCTCCTCGTAGTTTCTACGGATCGCCAGCACTTCGTCGCTGCCACGCTCTATGGTGACTACGTATGGGCGAGCAATACCATCCGTGTCATCCAACCCCTCGACCACAAGGTCAGCGTGGATTTCGTACAATGTATAGCGGTCATCATCTGATAGTGAATAACCGCCTTCTTCTGCTTTTTTCTCTTCAATATCAGAGTGATAGGGTTCAGGTTCTTCAAGGTCTATGGCTTTGTAGAACCCTGATGCCTGCAGCTTCACAACTTCGTTCTTTGTCTTGCGCATAATGTGCGTGACACGTTCTGCATGCTCAATAGTAGACGCACCGTACGGCACGATCACATCTTCCGCAGAAATGTACAACGCTACCTGCCGACCTAGATTCGGGTCATAGTATACTTTTTTGAACGATGATCCTGCCAACCCAAGACTATACAACATACGTTCGTGCTCGGGTCGGTACTCTACCATATTCTCGGTAAGCTCATAGTTCATATCAGCTTTTACACGAGCAGCGGCCTCTTCTTTCTCTTTAGTCTCACTGCCAAGGATTTTAGTTTTCACCGGACCGGCAGCAGGAAACGTCTCTGCCATAGTCTCTGCCTGAAACCGAATAGCTGCTTCTGCTAGAACAGTAGAATTAACACCGCAGGCACCTTCCCAAGGTTGTGACCGCTCTTCATACTTAAAACCAATTATATCCAGACCTTTGACATAGGTCTCAGTCCAATCTTTACGGCTGTTTATGTCGGATTCAACAGCATCAACAAGCTCTTTTGCCAGTTTCTGTACATCAGTATCGTCCATAAATTCAGCTAGGTTAGCATCAAAATCTACAACATCTAGCTCATTTCCGGGAATTATAGTTACTTCCATGCTTCCGTCAGACAAAGTAACTGCTTCTGGATCAACGACTTCTATCTCCAGATCGGGAAGTTCCATTTCTTCCACGTCGTCTAGGCCACTATCTAAACCTAGTGGAGCAGCATATAGCCCTTTTTCAATAGCCATGTATCACCTCTAGTAGTAGCCGCCTCGGCGTTGTTTCCAATATCGTACATCTTCAGGTTCGTCAGTTGGCAGACGTATAAACCCTCCCTGCCTAAACCGCATAAGAGCCATAACCATAGAATCTACAAGGTCATCATTACTCATAAACGGAAATCCTGCAACCTCTTCTACAACTTCTTCAGCCCACCGTGTCTGCGGAACCCAACACAATCCCGACGATATTATGTCTGCGACAGCGTTCAATCGCGCTGTCTTGTCTCCTGATCCTCGGTGCGGCGTGTACTCAGATACTGGCAAACCCATGCGCCGCATCTCTTGATACAACGCGGTTCCAGAACTTTTCTTCTCCACAATAAACGAATCTGGCTCCCAATCTTGGTATTCTTCCATAGCGAGGGTCTTCAACTCTGGAAACTCCATACGCTTCTTTATGCTATTTAACAATATAATATTGTATGCGCTAGTTTCCTCGTTCATGAATACACCCCATGTGGTAAGGGCTGTGTAGTCTGCACGGTTATGTTTTTCAGCTGCGGCGTCCAACGACATGATAACATACTCACAGCTAGGAGGTTCTTCAGAAGTCCACTCCAACCACCACTCACGTTTTACAATAGCGGCTTCTTCTGCAGTGGGTTGTTGTTGATACTGTGAGTTCCACTGAAACGTAGGCATAGACGCTTTGGTACGCAGTAGAGCTTCAAGGTCAAAAAACTCAGGCCACAGAGGTTTTTCGACAACTTTTTTTGTTTTCTTATGTGTAGTTTCAATTATAGCGGGAAATTCTATAACATCATATTGATCAGAACGGTCGTTCTGCGCCATGTCCCTCGTAACACGTCCTGTGAGGTCATCCATGTGCCACCGCGTCTGGATTATAGCAACCCTGCCTCCGGGCATCAGTCTTGTTCGCGCTCCGAAGGTGAACCATTCGTAGGCTTTGTCAAAGACCTCAAAGTTTCCGTTGATAACATCCTGCTCAGAATGGGGATCATCAACAAGCAAGAGATCAGCGCCCCGACCAGCAAGAGCAGAACCAATACCGCAAGCATAGTACTCACCTCCAACATTTGTGTTCCACCTTCCTGCAGACTTACTATCCTGTGCTAGACTAACTGTAGGAAATATAGACTTATAACTATCTAACGCTATCAAATTACGTACTTTACGTCCAAAGTCTACCGCAAGATCAGTCGTATGAGACACCATCATAACTTTTTTGTTGGGGTTACGCCCAAGAAACCACGCAGGGTAAAATATAGAAACAAGCTGTGACTTACCATGACGCGGGGGGATGTTTACGCAGATACGATCCTTTTCGCCACGTTCAATAGCCATAAGCATGTCCGCTAGGATGCGATGATGTTTGCCAACAATGTAATCAGGCTGCATCAGCTTACAAAACTCTATAAGATCGTTGTGCGCACGAGCATTTTCAGTACGATTGTTTAATTCATCGACCATACGGTCAATTTCTAAGGCTTCTTCGGCGCTAAATGCATCCAAATTAGCCAACATCAACTCAATGTCTTCGGTTGTAAAGTCTAAACCCTCACTCATCGTCAAAAGCTATGTCAGAGGCGTCTAAAATAATGGCATCTTCGGGTTCTAACTCTGGATTTACCAGCTTTGCGAGTTTTCCGCGCAACCTGTCTTTGATATCATCCGTGGTTTGGTGCGTTATCGTCACTTCAGACTTCTCTGCGAACAGCCCCACGTCTGATATCTTACCCATAAGCTCCAAAGCGCGCATACGAACACGAGGGTCGGGGTTTTCTGACTCAATAATTAACTTGTTGGTGACTAAATTACGCAATTGCTTGGAAGACTCTACTACAGAGTGGTTAAATTCAGTTAATATGTCGTTTGTCAGGCGTATAGACGGTGGCGTTAATGTTGCGGCTTTCGGGTTGGTAACTTTTTGGGACGTTTTATCTGGGTTTTGCGCGTAAGACGTGACCAGCGTGGACGCAACCTCTTTGTCCACCTCATCAGGTGTTATATCTAGGCCATGCGCTTCCAATTTATCTACTGTTTTTGACAGGGCGGCGGTTCGTTCAGGCAGTTTTAACTTGCCTACCTCATCTTCTAGGGACACGCCCAGCTCTGGAGTGACGTTTAAAGTCATAATGTACCGCAGGTTGTTAACCGATAACGTAATAATAGGTTACAAAAAATTTTTTGACAAGGGGTTTGAAAAAGAGGTGGGGGGGTTTGAGAATTAACATGGGCGAGTTTTCCCCGGTTGAAAAATAAAGGGATCATTTGAGCGTATTAGTAATGTATAGGGTAGCACGGAGTCCCAATGTGTAGGTCGGGGGGTGGGTAGGGGGTATGGTCGGCCATTTCAGGTTTTCGGGCAGCTGCCCGAAAGTGTCGGATCGTATCGGATCGTGTCGGATCGTGTCGATTTTTGCGCAGTTCTATTGCATGACACGTTATGACATGGCATAAAGGTTACATCGAAGCGGCCAACAGCGCGATAAGACTTCGATATTTGAAAGGTACTACTATGACACTCGCAACATTTACTAAATCACTTGCATCGGCTGGCGAAAAGCTGGGCGTCACATCCCTCACGACTATTGAGGCCGGTGGCATTGGCAAAGCCTATGAGTTTGGTTCGAAACTCGAGAACATATACGCGGCGATGTGGGCTGCAGACGTACGGCCCAGCGATTACCTATCCTACAAGAACAAGGAAAGCACAGCCTCAAAAGAACAGTACGAAGAACGCGGCAAAGTCGCTGCCCTAGCGTGTTACACGGTAGCCGAACGCAAACAACTGGCAACCAAATTGCCTAAAGATGCCACACCCGAGGCAAAGGCAGCGCGCAAGACTTTGCAGGATCGTAAGACTGAATTGTTAAAGACAGTTCGGCGCGGTCTGGAAACGCAAGCGAAATTGCATAATCCAGACGCGGGAAACAAAGGTCCAGACAATCGCAAAGAAGCAATCGAAAAATTGGGTATCGCTTTTGATACCGCGCTTAAAGTCTTACAAGGTGAGGGACTGCCCGAGTGGTTCAATACACCAGATTGCACAGCCGTTTTGCTGGCGGCTCAAAAGAAATATAAAGTCCCAGCAAAGGTCAAGAACATAGACGACCTGCTATAACATCTCAGGGCCAGCCTTCGGGTTGGCCCTTTTTTTATGTCTAAATTTTCGTGTGGTTTTCGGGCAGCTGCCCGAAAGTTTGATACCAGTAATCGGTGTAGCGTAGCACATCGCTTGTTGCATCAGCACACCGCATGTGTTAGCACGTCACCACACTGCTCGACACATCACCACTAGGCCCGCTTCGGCGGGTCTTTTTTTATTCTGGCAGCTGCCCGAAAGTTTGGATACCAGTACTCCGAGTAGCTTAGTGCATCACACGTTACACCATTGTACCAGTAACAGAGCACAGCGCAGCGTGTCATAACACATTTCTGGCAACTGCCCGAAAGTTTGGATACCAGTACTCCGAGTAGTGGCCTACATCTAACACATTGATTTTAAAAGAAAGTACCATTTGTACCACGAATGTACCACCCGAAAACGGGGTTAAGTCATTGAAAACAAAGTAATGTAGCTAATGTACCATAAATATATATATATATATAAACCTTAGAATGAAGGTAAGTAAGAGGGGGGGGTACGCGGAAAACCACTCTCAAAATCTAGGTATATATATCTGGTACTTTGCAGACATTGGTACATTACTTTGTTTTCAATGGTTTACAGACCCCCACATTGGTACATTACAGTACATTACATCAACCACCACCAAACAACATCATATGCAATTACTTGACATACCTCGCTACCCATGCTATACTATAAGGACAGTCAAGAGATCACACAGTTCAAACCAACCTCAACCAACCTTTTCGGGCAGCTGCCCGAAATACAAACGGAGAAACAAAATGCAACATACAACAGTCACCGTCCAAGGTTACGCTTGGTGCCCCAAGTCCCGCACACATTCCGAAAGCGTAATCACAGAACACGCCAACCGTGTCGAAGCGCAAGCGTACATCCAACGCAACAAGCGCATCCTTAAAGACCTGATGATTATGCAAAACAACGATAGGTTTTTGCTAGACACGTTACTTGCTGAGTTCGGGCAGCTGCCCGAAAGTGTGGTGAGACAGTGAACCGTTACCGTCCCGAGTGCATCGGGTGTGGTGAAACCTTCAGCATCAAGCGCGCCCGACTAGGCTATAACGTGTGCCTAGATTGTGGTGACTATCAAGCCCACAGCCAACGCGCAAGCTGGTGCATAGTGCCAACCCCGAAGGGGCATTACACCCGTATCACCCGCAAGTCCGACCTACTCAGCCTCAACCAGAAAACACGATAGGAGATAGAAATGGAATATAAAGGGCTAGACGCTTACACCGCCAACGTGCAGCAGATGTTTGCAAAGGCAGGGTTCACAGAAACACCTATTGGTGAGTATTCGATTGCCGAGATGTTTCTTTACGGTACGCCGCTCGATGTGGTGTTTTCTGTAGGGTCTGACGTAGCATGTGGGTTCCACATAAACGATGTGTTGTTAAAGCAGGTACGCCCGTTTGTGGTGAACAAAAAATGGGTAGGTCACGGAGTTTGTCGCTGGAAGGACACATGGGAGAAATCCAACCAACCAAAAGAAGCCGCAAACGTCATGGAAGATTTTCGGGCAGCTGCCCGAAAGGATGGAGGTAGCAATGGCATTAGTCGGTAGAGGCAAATGTCTGCCCAAGGTGGACAAGTCCAAGATGCAGTACGCAGTGGAAATCGTGAAGCCCCGCGTGTTCGACCCACCCATGAAAGTGAAAGTGGTAAAGGCTATATTAGCCAAACAAATCAAAAAGTAATGAACACCACCAAAGTGAATTATTTGACATACCTCGCTACCTATGATATTGTATAGGTACGACACGATAGAATACCAACCTCAACTAACCTTTTCGGGCAGCTGCCCGAAATACAAACGGAGAACGATTATGAGCCAATTATTCCAAACCCCAACGGCTACCGCGCCATCTATCAGCAGCGCGGCCATGACCGTTGACTTCAACGCGTCTGTCTGGACAGCGCGTAAGAAAGATCACAAGGCATCTGCCGAAGTGACCCACGCAAACTACGCCGACAAAGGCGTGGCGTCTGTGTCTAAGAACTTACTAGGTGACTGCGAGGAATTACGCGCTGTGCAAAAGTTTGCAGCTAACACCCGTAACATTCACTATTCCATGACTATGCCGTGGTCTGACAACGGGTCGCGTTTGCTTCCGACAGCGCAGTATTTCAGATACCATGAAGTCATGACCGATCTACAAAACGAGTTCGCACGTTTGGTTAATGAGTTCCTCGACGTGTACGAGTGGAAGATTATGGACGCGCAAGCGAAGCTGGGTGCGATGTGGAACGGTGACGAGTACCCGACACGTGAAGCACTTGAAAGCAAGTTCGGGTTTCGCCTCGGCTATGTCCCCCTGCCAGATAGCGGTGATTTTCGTATCGACGTGGGCAACGAAGCTATGGTTGACCTCCAAACACAGTATGAGCAGCAATACACTGTCAAACTAGAAGGTGCCATGAACGACATATGGCAAAAGCTGCACGATAACCTCACCACACTTGCCCGACAGTTCGATGTGAACGAGGAAGGCAAAGGCAATAAGATGTTTGACACAGTGTTTGATCGTGCGCTCGAGCTGACTGACATGCTGGGTACGTGTAACGTGACAGGTGATAGCCAGATGGAAGCAATGCGCCAACGTCTTGAGCAGACATTTCACGGTCTTACACTTGGTCAGGTAAAGAACAGCCCTTCCCTACGCGAGGACAAGCAGAAAGAATTGACCGCTGCCATCGCCGCCTTGCCAAGTCTGGACTTCTGATGGGCAACGGAAACATTCGCGGGGGGCTGGTGCTTATGGCCCTCTTCATCACTCTTATCTTCTTATCACATGGTTTCGGCCAGTATACTTTTTAACCATTCGGGCAGCTGCCCGAAACACAAACGGAGAACGAACATGACACTATCATCTTACAGCCTGTCTATCGACCAGACCGCTGACCTTATCAAAGCAGTGGGCCATAACCTGACCGTCATTGCCCAAGGTTACATGGGTACAGGCAAAACCTCGGGCATCAAAGCTAACCTTGAAGCTGCGTTACCTGACCACAAGTACATCGAATTTGATTGTACCAACAAAGACATCCAAGACTTGTCTGCACCAAAATTCATGAAGAAAGTCGAGAACATGATCTCTGACTATGTGGAGTTCGTACCTAATGCAGAATTGGGCGCACACCTTGGCGTGAAGGTTATCATTAACTTTGACGAGTTCTTCAAAGCCCCACAGCCTGTGCAAAAGGGTGTTCGTCGTATCATGTTAGAACGTAAGGTCGGTAACATCACACTGCCCGAAGGTTCTATCATCTATGGCACGACTAACAAATCAGGCGAGGGTCTAGGTGACGCGCTACCCGCACACCAACGTAATGCCATCGTCGTTGTCCAGACACGTAAACCTACAGTCGAGGAATATTTAGGCTGGGGCTTGAACAATGGTATGGACCCCGTAATGCTGGGCTGGGTCAAAGACAACCCGCAAGTGTTGCAGACGTACGACGAGGTGAAAGACCCCGATGATAACCCGTACATCCATCACCCACGCCGCCCCACACAAGACGCAGTGTTTACCCCTCGCTCCGGTAAGCTGGGTTCGGACATCCTCAAAACACGTCACCTGATAGATGACCAGACACTAACGACCGCACTTATGGGTGCTATCGGCACACGTGGTGGCTTGGACTTGATGGCGTATGTCAAGCTGGCAAGTCAACTGCCGACAACCGAGAGTATCAAGAAAGACCCTGACAACGCGATAGTGCCAACGTCTGCGTCTGCAACCTGTATGGTCGTGTTCCGTACACTTGCCAGTATCGAACGTGATTGGGTGGACGCATGGATGACGTACATGCAGCGGTTGGACACCGAGGCGCAAGGCATGTTTGCCAATGGCGTACGTGCGCCGAAGTACAGCAAGCAGTCTCTTATCATGACTAACAAGAAATTCACACAGTGGGCGATGGACAACAACTACATGTTCGCCGCTGACAAAAAGTAATTCGGGCAGCTGCCCGAAAATGGAAAGGTAAGAAAAATGAGAATACAAGTTAGAAAATATTGGGCGGTGTATAAGTTACGCCTTTTGCTTTGCACTCTTGATAGGTCGCGTGATCCATTGAAGGTCATGGGCATGTCAAAACAGAAAGTGTTAGAGGCTCTGATAAAAAGAAAAGAAGTAGTAGACTGTATAACGCAATATGCAGAGAAACGAATGGAGGAATTGTAATGTTATCAATAGGTAAGACGTTAACCCCAGAGCAG